AGCAGTCTGTGCATAAGACAACGCCATCTGCATGTACTGCAAGAGTTTCTGGAACAGAGTGCCATTCTGGGCCACCTTCTGCATGATGCCATCCTTGCCGTCAAAGTCCATCATTTCCAGACACATAAGCGCCTGATCGGTCATCTGTGGGTTGAAGAAACCCTGCTGGAAGAATTGCAGCGCCAGCTCGTTCTGGCTCACCTTGGTGTACACATTCTTCTTCTGGGCAGATACCTTGATATCGAACACAGGCCGCCGGAAGCCCATATCCTCACCGAAGTCATTGCCCTGGTGCTGGGGAAGGATGCCTGCATTGGTGTAGCTGATATATTCCTGCATGCCATACTCGCCCACAATGCGGAACTGCCTGGGCAAAGTGTAGAATTGCCGGATCAGCTCAATGCACAGGTCTACGATCTGCGAGTATGCGCGGTAGGAAGTCTGGGTGCTGTCCTTGCTTCCCTTGCCGGATGCCTCCTGCAAAGCCGCAATAGCCGAAGCAGCGGTCACGCCGGAGCTGATATTGCCGGTGCTGGTTTCCGTGTTGCCGCTGGTCTCGCGCAGCTCCTGAATGGTGCGGTCCAGCACAGCGATATAGTTGCTGTCCAGCGTGTCATGCTCAATCCTGCGCAGGGCGTTCTCGTCAATGTTGCCGGAAACATCCACCAGCGGCTTGCTCAGATCCAGGAATTGGTCAGCGTTCACACCACCGCCCTGCCGATTGAAGTACCGGGGAACAGCACCCACCATGGCATTCTTTACGAAACTGGTGTTCAGCAGGTCGATTACAGTCTGGGGATTGCGGCAAATGTCAATGTAGCCATAGCCGCAGGGGCTGCCCTCAATGGGATAAAGGGCATCGAACACATACGGATACCTTCCGTGGTCATAAAGGCCGGTAAGCGCCATAGAGCCTTTGCTCTGCTGGGTGACCGCGTCCACCACAGGCTGGGTATCGTTCTCTGTGGCATACAGCACCTGATCTCCCACATACTTGCAGTATTGCAGGGTCTTTCTGCTGTTTACGAACTTGTGATAGTAGACCTCGATCACCGTGTGCTTGTTCTCTGTGTCCACATGATCGTCATACAGGAATTTTGTGCTCATAAACGATTTGCCTTTGAGCTTGCCCACCAGCTGGGGATACTGCTGCTCCAGCACATCCTTGTCCATCAGTTCCGTGTGGAAGAAATAGCGGCTGCGCTGGATATCGGTCACACCGGGCTCCCAGTAGATATTCAGCAGGTTTACCCGCTCCACAGACACATCTCCCAGACCATGAAGCTTACCGCTGTCCCACACCACCTTGTAAACGCCGGTGCCAGTTTTCAGCTTCTGCCATGCGGAATCGGAGTATGTAGCCTCAAAGTTATTCTGTTCCAGAACACAGGGCACGATGGCAGAAAGCTTCTTTGCCTCACCCTTGTCCGCTTCCTCTCTGGGCAGGATATTGGGCTCGGGGTACGCCTCCATGGCATCCGCATGTTTGCTGACGATCACATTGTGCAGCCACCCGGACACGCTGGCAAAGCCGCCGTCACCGCCAATGTTCGTCACCTTCTTCTCCTCGACGGTATTGCGCAGTTTCCACCAGTTTTCCGATGCCAGGATACGGCTCTCGGTCTGGCTTTTTCCCGCCTTGTACTTCTCAAGCACCTGTGTAAACTTCCTCAGCTGTGCTGCGCCAATGGGCTGCACCTGCGTGGCGTTCATGGCCTCCGGTGCTGCAGGCTGCCCAGTCTTGATCTCAATAGGTTTGCCTTCCATTTGTATTCCTCCTGTCAAATAAAGCCATTACGGCGTTGTTTATCTGTGAACTGGTTAAGCGGGTCAGACACAATGGGCTTGGTCTCCACCGGGATAATGGGCGATATAGGCCTTGACATGCACATATACCGCACTTCATCCGGGCAATGGTCCTCCAGTTTGGTGTTCAGGTCCTCCGGGTGGGTCTCAGAGTACATCATCAGCGGCATGGTGCGGATAAACGCCTTGCAGTTGTTGAACACATACATCCGCGCATAGCCGTTTTGGTCGAATTGCAGCCGGTAATGTACCTGCATCCATCCGGGAATGCGGTTATTGTCGCCAGGTGTAAAGTAAATGCCATACCTGGCAGCAGTCTCCGCAATACTCTCACCACGGCTCTGATCCCATATAGCCGGGTCTGCCACGCTGTCCACAATCTTCCGGCCCTTGAGCCACGGATGCTGCCGTTCAAACTCACTGATGCGCCGAAACTGCTCATCCGGTGACCATTTCACACCTTCATCCGGGGTCTGTGTGCAGCCGTACATCTCCATGATCCGGTACAGTACACCATCATAGTCCACCGCCCAATAGCCCAGGGAGAATGGCTTGTTGTAGCCAAAGTCATAGCTGCGCATGATATTCCAGCCCCGCTTCTCTCCCACATTCAGGTCAAAGGGCTCAATAACATGTGTCCACCTGTGCTGTTTCAAAGCCTCTTCCTGGGTGATACCAGCCTCGATACACTTCTTAGCATCCGGTTTGAATCGCAGTTCCTCGAAGAACTGGCCCTCGAAGATGTCCCATACTCCATCCAGCCATGCGGCCCGGAGTTTTGGCGGCAGGTTTTCCAGGAACGCTTTGTATTCTGGCTGGGCCTCCATCAGATATTTGTTGTCGGTAACCAGGGCCTGTATAAATACATAGTCCTCGGGCCGCTCAGAGCCCTGGAAATCACGGTCTATGAACAGTCGCTTGAAATAGCCATGACTGGGGCCGCCAGGGTTGAAGGTGTAATAGATGCGCTTGGGGAAATTGTTAACACCACGGCAGCACACCACGATCTTCTTGATCCACTCCTGGAGCAGGTTCGTGGCCTCATCCAGGAAGATCACATCATACTCACATCCCTGGAAATGCATCAGATCGTTATCATTGTCACAGTAGTCAAACTTGATAGTAGAGCCGTTGGCCCAAAAGAATGTGCGTTCCTGCTGGTTGTATTTTGCAATGCTCAGCGGGATCTCTTTCTTAAGCACATTGATGTGGTTGGTACGCAGTTCCGGCATGGTACGGCGGACAATCAGAATCTTAATTCCCGGGTAGCGTAGGCACAGCCGCTTCGCCTTATCTCTCACAATATGGCTCTTGCCGCCGCCTCTCGCGCCACCATAGCCCACATGCCTGACCTTGGCAGCCAGGAACATGGCTTGCTTTTCCGTGGGCTCTGACAGCACCAGCCGCCTTGCATTCCGGTTTCTCTTTCCCTTACTCATTCCATTCCTCCGGGCCAGCCGCGAACACCACTTCGATCACATCTGCCGCAGTATCTTCCTTTTCGGACTGCTTCTGCAGATTGGCAATACGCGCCCTCTGCTCCTGCTCGTCCAGATCAGACTTGATGCTCTGGATCTCCTTCAGGTCTTTCACAGCGGCTGTCAGCGCCCGAATAGCCTTTGTGTCCATGGGCTTGCCACTATCCACCATAGCCTCGATCCTGTTCAGCAGCTTGTCCGCCACGGTCTGCATTTTCTTGGCTCTGTTAACCTGTGCGCTCTCCATAGCTGCCACAGTCTTTGTCACAGTCCTGTCCAAATGCTGTCTACGCAGCTCTACCCACTTTTCCTCTTTGCCAACATTGCCGATCTGCACCCGGGACACGCCGTATTTCTGGGCCAGCTTACGGTAGCTGGTCTGCGTGGTAATGTATTCTGTTTTAATTGCCTGCCAGTCTGCCATAAGCCTCCCTCCCCTCGTTGATACCGTAATCGTACCAAAATCAGCCGTTTGTTCTCTATCCCACAGCCCCGGACGCAAAAAAAGAGGAGGCCGAAGCCCCCTCCTTTTGTCAGTTATCTGCCATACATCTGCGGCAAATCGATCTTATACCCCACCGTGACATCGTCATCGACAAAGCCAGCAGGTCTGCCCAGAATGCTGCCATCGAAATCTGATGCTCTTTTAACGATCCAAAACTTGTCATCCTTGGCAATTTCCTTGAGCATATCGAAAAGCTGCACCAAAAGAGCATCCTTTGCCTCCTGAATCTGGCTCTCTTTGACCTTCAAATAGTCCCCATACTGGTGGCATTCCGGTTCCGGTGCTTCCTCAATGGGAACAAACTTCCGGATGGGGTTTCCATTCACGCCCTTTTCGGTGATCGCTCTGAATTTTTTGTTTTCCATAATGTTTTCCTCCTTAGTGGTTAATGTCTACATCAGGCCATGCGGTGTAGAAATGTACCTTGTAGTGGAAAGGGTCTGTGGAAGTTCCGGTAATGTCCTCCACCACATAGATCACATAGTCGTTCAGGTACACATAGTTCTTCTTGTAGTCACTGGGGCCTGTCTTGCAAGTCACAACCAGCTCGCTTGCGCCATTGTTGGAGAGGCTCATATAGCCTTCCATTTCCATGACGATCATGTCAGTTCTTGCGTTGTAGACCGTGATCTTCCGCAGGCACTCAAAGTTATCTGCCGCCTGCGAGAGATTGTGGTTTACATTATCCGCAGCCGTGCATCCGGCAAGCATAGGGGCAACCACAAGCACTGCGATCACCAGGGCCAAGAGAATTGCGAGTAGTTTCTTCATAATGAATTCCTCCTTTACCGAATCACAACCACCGCACCGGTGTCGATCAGGTCTTTCAGCTCATGTTCAAAGTAGGCTGCCACATTCCGGGTAGCTTCCAGCTTCCACACACCGCCATCCGCCGGGAAGAAGCCAATTTCGCCGTGCTCGCTGATGCGCAGCAGGAATTCACTCTCCGGCTGGGCTACCTCCACGAAGGTGCGGAAGGGCTGCAGGGTCACGCGGGGCTCGATGGGCACCATGGAGCTCAGGGCAATGCCGGACCGGGCCTCCACCTGCTGGGTCACGCCATTGTCAGAGGAAGTGACCTTGCTCTCATTGCTGATACTGGACAGCAGCTTCAGCAGATAATCCGTGCCTACATTGGGAATGTACAGGCTCCGCAGCTCGATGATCGCCTTTTCATAGGGCATGAATCTGTCAGTGGTCACAGCCGGGGTGTCGGCGGTACACTTGTACAGATACAGCCGGTCCTCGTCCTCGTCCAGCTCCGTGAACACAGACACGCTCTTGTAGTCCTTCACCTGGATGAAGATCTGCAGACCCACATGCTCAGCCTCATTGCGCACCAGCTTGCACACGCTGTCCAGGCCGGTCAGATCAATGCAGCGGGGCATGGGCTTCTTGTCCCGGACCAGCACCATCTGCTGGTTGGCATACACAGAGCCGTCGATCTCATGGAAAGTGGGAGCGGTCATCCGCTCAATTTCTTTGATAGCTTCCTTCAACATAATAATTCCTCCTTAGTTTTGTGCAGCGATTTTCAGAATCTTGGGTGCTTCCTGTACTTCACCGGTCAAGCTCATTTGGCCGGGCACCTGCGGGACGATCTCGGCCAGCATCATTTCTCCATCGCCGTCGGCGGTAATCACCAGGGATGTGCCGATGGGCGTAACCGGTGCCAGCGCGGATTTTGCGGAGGCCTCCACCTTGACAACCCGCCGATCATCGTCGGTGGTCATTACAAGGGTCAGCACCACTTTGCGCTTGGCCTTTGCCTCCGTGTTCATATCCAGGAGATTGTCAACCACACGGGATACCTCATAATCGACCCGCTCCTGAATTGCGCCCTTTGCCATCTGCAAAAGGCTGCTCTTTACATCGTTTGCCATTGTTATCATCCTTTCTTATAAGCCTCTTCTAAATTGCGAATCGTACTGCCACCATAGGCATTCTTTGTCAGCTCGATAAAGGCGGCGACTGTGGTTTCTCCGTCCAGGGTCAAACCCTTGTCCTTCACAAAAGCATTTCTGCCAGCCATGCAGGAGCCTGTGAGCCGATGGTGCCAGTCAAACAGATCCCGGTTGGGATATGCCTTATGGAAGTCCGGGTGAGTCTTGATAAACTCCGCGATCCGCTCTTCCTCCGGCATATCATCAAACATCTTATCTGTCAGCGCAGACATTGCATCATGCAGCGTATCGCCATGGGCAAACTGATTATTACCCTTGACTACAAAGCAAGGTGTCAGGCTCAGATCGCTATGCAGAATAAATCCTTTTGCCACATTTCCTTTAACCGCTGTGATGATGGTTTGCACATCATCTATGCGATGAATGTGCATCCCATTGATTTGCTCAATGCCGTCGCCGTCGCCGTAGCCGGAGCCGTAGCCGTAGCCGGAGCCGTAGCCGTAGCCGGAGCCGTCGCCGGAGCCGTAGCCGTCGCCGTAGCCGGAGCCGTAGCCGGAGCCGTAGCCGTAGCCGGAGCCGTCGCCGGAGCCGGAGCCGGAGCCGTCGCCGTAGCCGGAGCCGTAGCCGTAGCCGTGGT